CCGTATCAGCTTTCGCCTTTCGGTTAGGCAGGTTGGCTGCTGCGTTATCTTACAGCGTAGTACCTTAAGCTACTTTTAACAACGCCCTATCTGAGCGCACATTGCCGCCCGGCGAATTGATCCAGAGCGTGAGGTCGCCGTCCTCGGCATACAGCTCATCTCTGAAATCCTGCGGCGTGATCTCATCACCCCAGAAGGAATCCGAATCGATCGGTCCCTCAAGGCGGAGAACTCTGCCGCCGCTGTCATCGTGAATATAGTCCCAGAATTTCGGCATTTACATCCCTCCGTTTCGTACTCGTTTCCTGCGTTTCTTTCGCAGGAATCTGTCATCAGTTGATTCTTCATCGGGTTCGTCCTGTTCCTCTGTATCTGTCTGTTCCGGTTCGTCAAGATCATAGGCGGCACCTGCATCCTGCAGTTTATTGTAGCTGCCGTTGAGGTAATAATCGTCACCGCCAAGCTCTGCCGGAATAAGATCCATATTTTCAAGACGGCGTACATCATTCGGGCTCATAAAGCCGTTGCCGACACCGATCGCATAAGCGTTCATTCTGCTCTGATAATCTCCGCGCATCAGACCGTCCACGTTGAATTTCGGAAAATATACATCCTGTTCTTCTTCCAGCAGAAGGTCTTTGATGATGCCTTTTTCAATGCGGATGATCCACGGCATGAGCGAATACTGCACAAATGCGATGCCCTGATGCTCGATGTTATTGAAGGTGCTGCGCTTCAAGTCCTGCACCAGATGGGGCGGCACCTGAAACATTCGGCAGATCTCCTCCACATCGAATTCGCGGGTGGAAAGAAACTGCGAATCCTCCGGCGGCAGCGATATCGGCTTATACTGCATTCCTTCTTCGAGGACTGCAATGCGGTGAGCGTTTCGTGAACCACCGTACACTCTCGTCCAGTTCTCACGGATTTTTTCGGGATTCTTTAGTACGCCCGGATGCTCCAGAACACCGGCAGGCTGCGCTCCATTTTTGAAGAAAGCACTGCCGTAACGCTCCACTGCCATTGCTGCACCCAGTGCATTTTTCATCATTGCAATGGGAGAAAATCCCACCAGACCGTTGAATCCGAGACCGGGAATGTGCAGTATCTCATCTCGCTGAAAGATGATATCCTTGTCATGCTCTCCCGGTTTTTCATCAGTGTAGGCGTGATAGGTGTAGATCAGGTCGCCGCTTTTCGGGTCACGGTCGATCTCGACACTCTCCGGCAGTAGCGGATACAGACCGACGATTCCGTTTTTACCGTCACGGACGATCTGTGCGTAGGCGTTGCCCCACAAGAGCAGATGACACATCAGTGCTTCCCAGAACGAGAATGAACTCATTTCGGGATTTGGCTGCCGGTATAGTATTTTATACAGCGGATGATCGGTCGCTCGTTCCTTATCCTCGCCGTCACCTGTATATCTGTACAGATGCAGCGGAAGTCCTGCAATCGTATTGGACAGTAGTCTCACGCATGCATAAACGGTAACGATCTGCATTGCGGTACGTTCATCCACACGCTCTCCGCTGTGCGTCATGCCGAAAACGAACAGGTTTCCGGAATCACGGACATTGTCCTGAATATCCGGCAGTTTCGGTGCGTCTCTCGGCTTATTGAAGCCGAGCCAGTTTCGTAAGCCCATCTGCATCCCTCCTATAAGACGATCAGGTCATGATCGGGTTCATCATAGACACTGCCTTCCAATTCATGGCGAATACATCTGTCAAGTGCCATGATCCATGCGACAATGCCGTCGATTTTTTCCGTACTTTTCTTTTTACTTGGTTTTATATTCTCCGCCGCATCAATTTCTGCAACTACATTGCCAGCCATCCAACGGAGAACCGGGTTGCCACCATGAATAAACATTCCACCGAGCAGCAGTTTATACAGCTCTTTCATCGGCGGGGACATATCCTTGAAGCCCATGCCCATCGGCACAACGGTGAATCCGTCACCCTGCAGGTCGGTGATAAGCTGTGTAGCGTTCCATCGGTCGGCGGCAATTTCCTTGATGTTGTATATCGTGTGCAGTTCGTTGATTGTTTTCCGCACGAAATTGTAGTCTACCACATTGCCCTCTGTGATATGAAACAGTCCCATGCGTTCCCAGACATCATAGGGAACATGGTCTCGGCGCACACGCAGGTCAAGTGTTTCCCTCGGCAGCCAGAAATGCGGCAGAACGATGTATTTATCGCCCTCATACAGCGGAGGAAACACCAGAACAAAAGCCGTGATATCCGATGTACTGGAAAGATCCAGTCCTGCGTAGCACTCCCGTCCACGGAGTTTTTCAAGGTCAATTGGAAGGTTGCCCCTGTCGTAGATATGCTCCGGAACCCACGCCACCGCACTGCCGACCCACTGATCGAGCCTAAGCTGACGGAATACATTTTCTTCCGCAGGATTTGTCAGTGCCTCACGGTGGGCATCCCTCACACGGTCAATTGTGATCGTGTATCCGAGGGACGGGTTCGCCTTATACCATGATTCCTCGGAATTCCAGTCGTCTCCGTCATCCAGACCGTAAATGACCGGATAGAAAGACGGATCGATGCGCCGCCCTTCGAGGATATCTTTTGCCTTGGTGTGGTATTCATAGCAGATGCTGTTGCGGTCAGTGCCGGCTGTGGTGATCAGGAAGTACAGCGGCTGAGTACGGGCATCACCGGAGCCCTTTGTCAGAACGTCCACAAGATCACGGTTCGGCTGAACATGAAGCTCGTCAAGCACAAGCCCTGATACATTCAGACCGTGCTTTGTGCCGACCTCCGCCGAAAGCACCTGATAGAACCCGACATTGCTGTAATTCACAAGACGCTTTGTCGCCGCCATGATCTTGGAGCGTTTCAGTAGTGCAGGAGTCATTTCGACCATGCGTTTTGCAACATCGAATACAATGGATGCCTGCTGCCGTTCCGCTGCTGCGCCGTATACTTCGGCAGACGGCTCGTTATCAGCATACAGCAGATACAGTGCTATTGCCGCCGCAAGCTCGCTGTTGTGCGTTGGTACCATTGAGGTTCCTGCGAGATATTGATGACTCGGACTGTCCACCTGAATACACTGCATTTTTACAGGATGATCTATCGGCTGAATATCCAGCAGATAGTGGTAGCAAGGGTTATTGCTGTGAGAGATATCCCAGTTTCGCAGAATGTCCTCGTTCGATGTTTCAGGGCATTTACTTGAAATGATTTTTATTTTAGTGTGCATCCCGAAAATCTCACGAGTTGAAACGATTTGTTCTGTCTTATCAATTTCGATATTCCACAGATGCCGTTCCCCGGCAATGATTGAAGAGCCGTCTTTGAAAGTTAACTTGTAGGCTTGCTCTGTATCATCCACAGGGCTTTTCACCACAACATGACACGGCTTACCGGTTTCGTCAAATACAGTATCTCCGACTTTCAGATCACCCATATTTGTGAAACCGTCAGGAGTCGGTATCGGCGTATCCAGAGCGAGCTGTTTGCCATTTTTCTTGGGTATCTCAACATAGGCGGTACGGAACTGCCGTGTATCATCTTCTTTGACCACACCGAAAATATCCCGGATGATCTGCTCCTGCCACGGAAGCAACCAGAACGGTTTACCTGCCCAGCGGCCTTTGGTATGACATAGGTTTTCAATAAAACGCACGGCTCTGTCTGCCTTTGCCGCATCGTAATGGGAATCCGGCAGCATAAACCGTGTGGGCTTATAGTCTTTCAGCTTCGGATAGTTTGCCGGTCTTTCCCTTGCTTTTGCTGTTTTTGCCATCAGTTTCCTCCCAGAAGTGCATCCATATCGTCAACGGCAGCGTCCTTCATATCTGCACCTGCGGTGATCCTGCTTCTTGCGGCAGGAGTCAGACCGAACTGCTCTGCGATCTTGTTCATGATCTTCAGATAGGTCTGTGCGATAGACACCTGCGGTACAGTTTGCCAGTAACCTGATTTTGTTTTTACAATCGTGCCGTGCTGTGTCATAAACTCTTCGGCTTCCTTCCAACGGGCGTATGCCTGACAATAGGATGCGAATGCCGCCTGATCGACTTCGGTCAGCACACCGATCTGTTCGAGCTGCTTGGAAAGCCTGCGCCATTCCTTTTTTGCTTCTGGTTCCAGCCATTTCGGACACGGAGGCGCTTTGCGTTCTGGCTTCGGTTCATCTGCGTTCAGCGGTCGCTTGCCGGGATTGCCTTCCAGTTCCTTGATTGCAGTCGGCTTCGGTTTTCTGCCTCTCTGAGCCATCCGCATCACTCCTTCCTTGAAAATTGGGATAAAGAAAAGAGCCTACGAAATCGTAAGCTCTCATCTATGTATTTTGTTCCGCTTATTTCAGCACATCGTTCATGAGCCTTGCGCCGTCCCGGAATCCTTCGGAGTAATTCTGCTCCATTTCAATGGAGGAAAGCTGTGCCTGCAATTCGTATATTTCCTGCAACACTGCATTATCTTCCTCCGACAGCCGCTTCTCCAGTTCATCCCGCAGTCGGCTGCATTCATTCAGCAGGTCTTGATACTCCTTATTATCCTGACCGACGATGTGTGTAGGACCCAGCCGCCCACGGTATATATCGCTGATTGCTCCCATGTTTTCACCCCCTTTCGCAGCGGAGGAAAGAGCAGAGGGCAGCCCTTCGGCTGCCGTGCCCGCTTGCTGCTCAGTTGAACTTTTTCAAGAGCATCTCAAGTACTGCCTTGGTGTCTTTGTCTGCGGCGTCGATGTCAAGTCCTCGGTCATAATTGAAAACTGTTCTGCCGTCCCGCTCGATCCAGATCTTTGAGGCTCTGCCCTCATCGTATCCGAATTCGCTGGGCTCCTCGAAATGCTTGACTGCGTATCTGTAAGCCATTCCGTTGTAAGTGATGATATCCTGAGTCCACATAGTGTTTGACCTCCGCTTTTCGTAGTTTCGGCTCGGTTTCCCTTGCCGTTGTACACAGTATAACTCTGAATGAAAAATATATCAAGCGGCTAAACTACCAGAATGTGCATGGCGATTTTTCGCCGGTTGTTGTGTACATTATGGGAGCAGTCCCGAAGAACTGCTCCACTTTTTCATTCGCCGTAGTACTCATCGATGTGCTGCGTGCCATCCTCCTCGGTGACCACACTTGGGAAGCGAACCTTGTGTCCCTGTTCGGTCATGATGCCTGCGGCAAGGTCGGCTATCTCACCAAGAAAAGCCATGTCCCACTCAAGGTCGGGGTTCTCGGTCAGCACCTTGCAGAACGCAAATGCTGCCTCGTAGATCTCATCGTTCCGGTCTGCCTGCGCATCGCTCAGTTCCAGTTCCTCGCCCTCGGCAGTCGGCTGTGTGTTTTTGATTTCTTCCATGTAAATGACCTCCATTATTTGTATTCGGTCGGCTTTGTGCCTTCCGTTGTGTCACATATTACCATGATCTGCAAAACTAATCAAGCGGCTAAATGTACAGAACAAAAAGGACGTATTTCTTCGGGAATTGTTCATTATATGTCTTTCCCTAAAACGCGCCTGAACGCGCCGTGTGGGGCGGCATTCCGCATGGGCAAGTTATCCGAAGCGATGCCGATAGCCGCCACACGAACGAACGTGGCGCAAATCAGCGGAGCCTTATTCGTATCTCGGAATAATCGTAACCGACCGCATCAAATATCTTTTCTTTCAGAACATTGATAAGAGTATCCGTTGCGAAATGCCCTTCAAAGAAAATGCCGTCATCGACCATGATTGGAGCATCCATGCTTTCCGGAGTTGAAGAAAGGAGCTTCCTTTGATTGCCGTAGACCTCATCACAAAGGCTGATAAGTTCGTCGTGCTTCTGTTTGTTGCAGTCTGCCAAAAGTGCTTTGACTGCATTTCGCCATGAATTTACATTAGTAACATGGTTATCGGCGAAAATCACTTCTTTTGGCTTCGTTGTTTTGAATACACTCGCATCCATTGAAAAGTACACAGATGCGGTCGCTGCTGCCTCGATACCATTTTCGCTCCGAATTCGATTGATAAGTTCATCGTAATCGTGATCGATAAGAGTGTGCATTCTTCTCCTTGATGCTTCCGCATCGTTGATTAGTTTCTGGCATAAATCTTCCATATGTATTCCTCCTGTTTTGGTGCCGCCCCTCCGAAGAAGGGCGGCTACTGTTTTCAGATGTCGCCGTTTGCACAGTAGTCTTCGAGATCCTGCGCATCCACTCTGATGCCGTCGCTCTCCCAGTCGAGAACCTGATCCTCAAGGTACTGCGGATCGTAGCCGTACTCCTTGGCAATGCGGTTCAGTTCCTTCTTCGTGATGTTTTTCATGTTCGTATCCTCCGTTTTTTGAATTCGGCAGGGCGTTTTCCCTTCTGTTGTACACATATTAACTCTTTTTCCGCACATTATCAAGCGTGAGTAATCACGATCATTTTGCAGTGTTTCCGAGCTTATGCGGGCAGTATGTACATTCAGAATGTGTAGCTTGCGGAGCGTTCAAAGGCATCGTACAGGTACTTCGGGTCAAAGCCGAATGTGCGGTATCCCTTCACACAGCCGTAAAGGTATCTTCCTGTCGGAATGCCGAATCGGCGGTACTCGTGCATGATGTAAATGAAGGCAGTTGTCTTGGTCGTTCTGCCGCTGGAGAAGCGTTCAACGGGAAGCCGCATCTCTTTCTTGTAGTAGTATGTGGGGCATCCCTCGCAGCGGTCAAGGTTTTGACCCGCCCCCTGTCAAGTGGACAGAGAAAAAAACAAAAATATTCTATGAAGTGACCAAAAGCAATCTGTGCAATTTGTGCAGGCTGCTTTGTTATTAGCATCAATTGGCAAGCCACTTTCGCAGAGAGGAGCGAAGCGACGAACGGAGAAAGTG